ACAATAATACAAACTTAAAAATTGCTTTAATATTATGGCAGCAAATAATAAAAATACAACTTTGAAAGCGGTTGACCTCGGCTATCGTGATGTGAAAACATCATCAAACGACCCTGGTGATTACACCTCGCTTTCAGGTGTTCTTCGTGGTCTTACCATTACGCAGGATGAGCCTGAAAGCACCAGTATTGATGCTGAGTTCTTTGACTCGCCTTTCTACATTGAGTACACTGGTAATCCTGTTACCATCAATTTTGAATTGGCAAATTATAGCCTTGAAGAACTTGAAGACCTTATTGGCGGAACACGAACAGCAGGCACCAACGCATCTGCTGAAAAGTTTGAAGCACCAGTTGCGATTACATCTGTTGAGAAAGAATGGAAACTCGACTTCGGTGTAGGATTTAAGTCGTTGATTATCCATCGTGGCGCATTTGTTGCAACATTGAAGAAAGACGAGGACGGTGCATTGAACTATGCTTGTACTATCAGTAGCCTTATCAACGAGTACACCGAGGGCACTGGCGACAATGCAGTAACCGTAAAGCGCATCTATTCCATCATTGGAGAAAAGACCTCGTCGGGGGAATAACTCCGAGCCAACCATCAATAATTAGCACATCACCTGAATTACCCACTTCATCAAGTACATCTTCGTTGATTGTTGAGTTCGATAGGAACTTAACAAGTTCCGAAAAGTCGAACTTTAGAGCAACGATGATTGTCAACGATTCTTTGATTAGTCAAGAATCAACAACATATTCACTTAGTGGTGGTGTTGTAACAAAGGTAAGTGGTGGAAGCACTGGTAGCGCAGGTTCTTACACAATCAGTGGTGACACTTTAAGCATCACGTTAGTGTCTGCAAAATATCTTATATCTTTCACATTGGGCGATGACTAATTAAACAATTGTTGGCTCGTTAAAAAACCGTCAAAAGTTTTGTTTTCGTAGAAACGTGTTAGGGTGCGTTTGGGGGTTCACCCTTATATGCACCCTTTCCTTTTCACGGAAACGCAACACAACGCATTTATAGCCTTTTTAGGGGCATTTCAAAACAACACAACACGATGAACGAAAACAACACAACAACTGAATTGCAAGGTCAAGATTTCCCTATTGACGTAAAGAGGGACATCGTTGACATAATAAACGATACTCCTTCATTGGTGCGTTTAGGTGACAAGGACTATGTGGTTAAGGGTATGAGGTTTTATTCCGTATTCCGCATTTGCCGTTTGGCTCTTGACATGAAACAAGCCGATGAAACTCTTGACGATGACAACAAGTTGGTCACAGCACTTTGTACCGACTTGGATGCTATGTGCGAAATCATGGCTATCATCTTATGCAACCACTTGTTTACACCAGAAGGTGTTAAATCTTACGATGACGTAGAATCAACGATGTCAAGAAATGACAAGTTGATACAAGTGATGAAAATGAAAGTGATGAATAGCACATTTGAGGCTAACCAATGGGCTGCTATCATTTTGGGCGCAATTAAAAGCATAGATTTATCCGCTTTTTTTTTACTCAAAAAATCGGTGAGTATGGCTACGGATTCGCTCTTGATGCGGAAGAAGAAATCAACGGAGATAGCCTCACAATTTATGGAAGCACTGTCATTGCAGACGCATCAGACTTCATAAGAGCGTTTACACAATACACGCTTGATGACTATTTGTACAAGTTGAGTTGTGCTCAAATTCAATTCATGGCAATTGACAATACGCACACGAAATACCTGAAAGGTAGTGACAAAAAGGCTTGGGCAAAATACAAGGAAGAACTTGAGAATCAGCAAAAGAACATGGCTTTCCTTAATAGTTTCAAGTTGGATGATGATGGCGAATTTACAGCCACTACAAACCGACCACAAGGAAACGTAAGATAACAAAGTAAGACGATAACAACAACTATATATACAAAAAGATTAGATTATGGCTGATGCTGATGTAATCATTAAAGCCGACCTAAAAGGAGAAGACTTGACAAGGAAGATTGACCAACTTGTTCAAGACGTTGATAGCAAGTTTTCCGAAATGGCACAAAAGATTGATGACAATGTGCAACTAATTAAACTATCTTTGGGTGAACTTGGTTCTACTGCTAGAGCAAAGGTTTCAGAAATAAAGCAAGCATTTACTCAATTAGGTACTACTTTCGACCAATTTGCAAGAGCAATGGAACGTGCAGCCGCTGCAGCAAATAATGTTGGTGGTCGTGGTGGTCGTGGTGGAAACGGAAACGGTAGTGGAAATGCTTACGCACCAGACACAATAGGTGCTTTGGAACAAGAAATAGCCGCTGGTAAAGCGTTAAGGAAAGAAGCAAAACTTTATAGCGATGACTTAAAGGACATCAACAATAGCATAGAACGTCAAACAAGATTGTTGAACCAAGAAACTAAGGGGCAACAAAAGTTGACGGAAGAAGCAAAAAAAACAGCACAAGCACAAGAAAAGACTAGAGTTCGTGCTGCTATATCTATGCCTACAAATGACATTAAAGAAACTGAACGAAAGTTATTGCGATTGCAAGGAACTTTACAAAGATTGCAACACACAAGATTGTTAGACGAATCGCAAATCAATCGTGTAAAGAATGCTATTGCAAATACTGAAAAACAACTTGAACGATTAAAGGCAAAGGCTGCTATACCAACAACAATGTCAGGTGTCCTTGGTATGTCTGAACGAACATTGAATGACATTAGTGCAAAGATGAAAGCAATTTCATCTTTAAGGGCGCAAACACCAATTGGTAGCGCAGATATTTCACGACTTAATTCGGAATATGCTCGATTGTCAAGGTTGCAGAGCGAAATTATCGGCAAAAATGCGACTTTGATTGAATCAAACAATGCGCTTGGTCGTGCATTTAACTACATTCGCAATCGTTTGGCATTTACCTTAACAGTCGGAGCATTTACTGGATTTGTTCGCCAACTTTACGAAGTTCGTGGTCAATACGAATTACTTGAACGTTCACTTGGTGTTCTTGTAAATTCGTTCCAAAGAGGTAGCCAAATTTTTCAAGAATTAAGTTCAATGGCTATCAAGTCACCGTTCACTTTGATTGAACTTGGTACTGCAGCAAAGCAATTAACTGCATACAACTTTAAGGCAAATGAAGTTGTAAACGTTACAAAGCGAATGGCTGATATTGCCGCTGCTGTTGGTGTGCCTATGGAACGTCTTGTATATAACTTGGGTCAGATTCGTGCGCAAACCGTACTTACCGCTCGTGATGCTCGTGACTTTGCAAACGCAGGTTTGCCAATCGCTTCATCACTTGCAGATATGTATTCAAAACTTGAAGGTCGTGTGGTAAGTACTGGTGATGTTTTTGACCGAATGAAAAAGAAAGCCGTATCATATAACGATGTTATGACCATCTTGAATCAAATGACTGATGAAGGTGGCAAGTTCTTTGATTTCCAAGCAAAGCAAGCAGGTACTTTGAAAGTTCAGTTGGCAAACCTTACCCTTGCATGGAACAATATGTTGAACGCAATGGGTGAATCAAAGCAAGGATTATTATCAATGCCAATTCAAGGTCTAAAATCCTTGTTTGAAAATTGGAAAGGAATTAATGATGCTATAACTGCTACAGTAATTGGTTTAGGTGCTTATAAAGCATCTCAACTTGTAGTAAATAAGGTTGTAGGTGTATCTAATTTTCAGTTGGGTAACATGATTAAAGCCGAAGCACGAATGACTGTTTCAAAGTATGAACGCATTCAAGTGACAAGGATGTTGACTGAAGCAGAAATGGATGAATTGGCTATGGCAAGAGCAAACTTGGATACCCACAGAAATTGGATTGCAGCAGACTACGAACTTGCTCTTATGCAAAGGAACTTGTCAAAAGAACAAGCAATGCGGCTTGTGATGTTTAACCAAACAAATGTGCAACTTCACAAGGCACTTATAAATATGGGACTTTTGACAGAAGAAGAAGTTGCCGCAGCAGCAAAAATGAACGGATGGGCAAAAGCAATAAAACTTGCTCTTTACTCATTAAAAGGATTTGGTCGTGCGCTAATGTCAATGTTTGTTACAGCAGCACCTATGTTATTGATTGCCGCTATCTTTGAAATCATCTTTGCATTAGACCGTGCAGATGAAGCAATAAAGGACATCAACAAAGACATCATTGAAGGCGCAAAAGAAACATCAGAAACTCTAAAGAAATTTGCAGAAGATTATGATAGTTTAAGAAAGTCTTTGTATAAATATGATGAAAAAGACCCAACAAAGGAAATAGGCACTCAAGACTTACCGCAAGAAGAAGCGAAAAAGGCTTGGGAAACTATGCGTTCAAAGATTGAAGAAAGCGTATCATCTGCATCCACGTTCATAGCCAAATTGGAATCTATCGAAAACATAAATGACCGCCTTCGTGAAGGATTTGGTTTGATTAATAGCCTAAAAGACGCTGAAGGTGAATTACAAAAGATAGACGAAAGTGCTATAAAGATTTCATCCACTACGCTTAAAGGACTTTTTGGTGAAGGTCTTAAAGATGACTTGAAAGATTATCTTTCATCATTAACCACTATTGAACGTGTTTATGGTGATGTAAAGAAAGCACAAGAAGAACTTGATAAAACTGATATTTCAGTTGGAATTGGCAATACTTTATGGGATTTGCAAGAAATTAACGACGAAGTACAAAAGTTTGCCACATCAATGGCACAAACTTTTACTGGTGAAGACCTCGATTTGGGCTTGGATGCTCAAAGAATGGCTTTTGAACAAGCAATTCAATCAGTTGCAGAAAAGCAAGAATTGACTGCAGAACAAACAAAGGTATTGCGAATTAAGGCTGAACACGAATATTATGAAGCAACATTAGAAATCTACAAACGTAGGTTGGAAACCGAAACTGGTGCAGCAAGAGAAGCAACAAAGCAAAAAATGCATCAGTTGCAACTCGAGTTTAATACCAACAAATCGTTACAAGAAACTTTTTTCCAATGGTTGTCTGACACAAGAAGTTCTGAAACCCAAAAAATGTTGCAAAATCTCACCAAAGAAGAAATTGCGGCAGGAAAGTGGATGAATGACAAGAACATTGCTTGGATAAAAGAACAAGCAAGAGCATTTTCAAATGAATATGGTGTCGCTTTTGATGATTTGTGGAATTATGTGAAATACGCAAACACTTGGAAAATCTACATTCCTGTGTATTTCCAAACCATTGGTCAAATTTCAGACCTGCAAAAGACTTTCAAGGATGCTGGTATAGACGAAAGATATTACCAAAATTCAGAATCAACGCATGAAGTTCTTTCGCAACTTAAACAAGACCAAAAGAAAGTTGCTGAAGAAATCAAAGCATCAACAAATGCCGCCAAAAAAAGCGCAAAGTACAGGAAAGACTATATTGATGGCTTAAATAAGCAAAATGAAAGCCTAACAAGGCAAATTCACGCACTTGGCGGAATGACGGATGCAGAAGAAAAGGCTGCAAAGGCGCAAAATAAGTTAAACACAAAAAGAAATGCAACCGCAAACAAAGCACAAAAGCAAGCCGAAGATGCAGTTGCAAAGGCTTTGAAAGAAGAAATATCTGTAATCAACCAAATGCAAAGCGCATACGACAAATTGCGAAAAGCAGGAGTTGGTGCTACCGATGCGCTAACCATTGCATCTAGCGGATACGACAAAACTTTGAAAAGCATCAATTCAATTCTTTCTAAATATGGCATTGCACCTTTTAAAGCCGAAGATTTTGTCGGTAGTTCAGACCCACATAAGTTGCTAAACGCATTACAAAGCCAACTTAACACGCTTATTGCGTCAGGTAAGGTGAAAACAATTTCATTGAAAGACCTTGAAGCGGAAATACAAAAAATTACCGTTGACGCAAAGGAATACGACATGAAAAAAATTACCGATGGTTTGAACAACGAACTCGGTAAAATCAAGGAAGAATACGAACTTGCCGTTGAACTTGACGCAAATCCTGAACTTGGCGGTATTTTTGCAGATATGATGGGTATTTCTGAAGACGAACTAAAAAACTTGCCGAAGGATTGGGAACAAGTGATGGCTAAGATGCAAAGCGTCATTGACCAAAAACTAGGAAAAGGCAAGTTCGACCTTTTAGCAAACTTGAACAAGGCTGACTTTGACGCTTGGGTAGAAAGTCAAGGTAAGGATTTGGAAAGCAATTTTGCTGAAGTGTTGAACAAAATCCGTGAAATGGTCAACAAGACAAGGCTTGACGAATCTAAGAAACTTATCGAAGAATGGGATAAGTTACTTGAAGAGTATGCCGAATACGAATACAAGCGCACCAAAATCATCGAAGAAGGTGAAAGGAAACGTAAAATAGCACTAAAAAAAGGTGCTGGTGCTGATGTTATTGATGCTATTAACAAGAAAACGCAACAAAACCTTGCAAAACACGATTTTGACGAGTTCCAGAAATCGCCTACTTGGATTACAGCAACAAGCAATTTGTCAAATCTTGCCGATTCAGCACTTGAACTCCTTATCAAGCGACTTGTTGAATATAGAAAAAAAGCAAAAAATCTTGACCCAAAAGAAATTCTTAAACTCAACAAGGCTTTGCGTCAATTACGCAAGGAACAAATGAAAGACAACCCGTTCAAGATTTTTTCAATAGCAGCAGAAGAAGCAAAAGAAAGAGCAGAAGAATACGATGCTGAAATTGCTGAACTGCAAAAACAAGTTGATGCATTGGGTATTTCACAAAAAAGACGTGAAGGTATCGTAATTTCTCAAGAAGACTTGGATAAGTTGAAAGAATTGTTGGACAAAATCAGCAAATTAAAGGAAGAAAAAGAAGAAGTCGGCAAAGTTCCACTTATCAAGAAAGTCGAACAAATCAAATCATACGTTGACTTGTTTAAACAAGCAAGTGACGCTTTTAAGAGTTTTGCTGACACAACAACAAGTCATGACATGAAACAAGTCGCTAAAGCGATTTCTGATGTCGTGGATGTTGTTTCTTCAGCATTGCAAGGTGCTGCATCTATGGGTGGATGGTGGGGTGCTGTCATAGGCGGTCTTTCATCATTAATCCCTAAGATTTTGGATTGGACAAGTGGAAACGACACAAAAAACTATTTGATAGATGAAAGTCAACTTGCCATCAAGAGATTGACCAATTCATACAAAGAGTTGGAATATGCAGCACAAAAGGCTTACGGTGTTGAGGCTTATGGCGCACAAAAAGCCATGATTTACAATAAACAACTACAACTTCAAGAACTTGAACACCAACTGCAACTTGAAGAATCAAGAAAAGGCAAGTATCGTGACAGGGATGCCATAGCGGAACTTAAAGGTCAAATCATTGATATGAAAAATGAAATCAATGATGCCACCGAAAACATCGTCAATGACTTGCTTGGCATCTCATCAAAAGCGGACTTTGCCGAAAACTTGGTATCATCAATGATTCAAGCATTCAAGGCTGGTGAAGACTACATGAAAGTCTTTGAAGATTCATTCGAGGACATGGTTGACAACATGATTATGAAAGCAATCGTGTCAAGACTTGTCGGAGATTGGATTAACAAGATTTGGGATAGTGTTCAAATGAGGGCAATGGAAACCGATAGAGCAAAGGATGCTGAACGAGAAGTTCAACGCTTGCAAAGACAATTGGAATACTTTAAAAGCGGAGAAGCAAGAAAGGGTGGTCGTGGTAGTCTTTCAGAAGAAGAATTGGCGAGGGCGATTGCACAAACCGAAGAAGCCCTCAACAACGCAATACAAGCATACAACGAAGCAATAACACCTACACCTGAAGATGTTGCAAGTATGCGAGAGTTCTTTGAACAAGGTCGTGACGATTTTAAGAACAACTTCCTTGCCTACATGGATGCTTTTGGCATCACTTTCGGTCAAGACGCAGGAAAAGCAGACCTTTCCGCACTGCAACAAGGCATCCAAGGTATCACCGAGGAAACCGCAGGTGCGCTTGAAGCATACATGAACGGTGTTTCACAACAAGTGTACTACCAAAGCGACATACTGACGCAAATCCGTGACATATTGGTCAACTTCGGTGGCGATGTGACGATTGCAACTAACGCTCAAATCTTGTTTGAACTGCAACAATCTTACCAAGTGCAAATGTCTATCCAATCTATCCTTCAAGGATGGTCTAGCGCAAGCGGACTTGCAGTAAAAGTAGAAATGATATAAAATCATTTGCAAAATACAAAAAAAACACCTATCTTTGCAAAGCAAAATGAACGGTGAACTCTTTAAATATTACAAGGCTGCGCTTGTCAATGGTCTTTGTGGCGAATACAAAGGCTATTGGCAAGCAGCGAGTGATGATAAACTGAAACTTATCACACTCGCAATGGCACAACAATCCATACCCCATGTGGCAACTTACGCTTACAATGGATTGGGATTGACAAAACAATACATAGAAACGGAATTTAAAGACTACATCAACGAAAAAACACCGATTTTAGACGCTGATGATGTTGAAGGATATACCTATGCGCTATATATAGCCGAAAATCGCTTTATAAAGCCGTCAGTTGACGTTTCTCACTTTATGTGGTGTGACAACATCACCGTGGAACTGAAAACGTGCAAATGCCCTTTTCTGTACGTTTCGAACAAATCAAACATAAAACTTGTTCTTGATGGGTTCAACGCACCGAAAATATACCTCTTTGACGAATCAAACGTCACAATAGATGACGCTGACGAAACCTGCTCTGTCACAATCTACAAATATAGCGACAAATGCAACGTCAAATATGGTAAATACTGCATTTCAAAACGCATACAAGAACATCAAAAGAAATTAAGACTATGAACAACGAACTTACTGGTGTTTACTATGTGAAAAATACCGAAAACGGAACCTTCCAAGACATAACAACACTTTTTGACGGTGTTCGAGTGCTTGAAATCAAAGGAATCAACGAACAAGGGAAAGCAATCAACATATACAACGAACAATGGGTCAACGTTCCAAGCGGAAAAGAAGACTTTATGATTACAACGCTTGACGAAAACGAACAACCTGTCATTGTCCGTGAAAACGTTGACGTGGAAATCACTTTCCTCGTTCACCAAAAATACGCAAACAACACTATTGACGTGAAAACACAACACGACTTGTTCATAAACTACATGACACAACAAGACGTGTGGATTAGAACCGCTTACCAAAACAACGCAATAGCACACTGCGTAGCACTTGACGCATACCAACCAACAACAATGAAACTGAAACGTGACAACAACGCTAACTACGCATTGGGAACAATAAAAATGCACTGCTTGGAGAAAATTACACAAGAATAACTATCTTGATTATATATACTCTTTGGCTCTGATTTGTCTCATTGATTTTTTAGTTCTTTATCATTACTCGAATTAAGTAAGCAAAGAAACCCCACCGCTCGTGATGAGTAGTGGGGTTTCGCAACGCTAAAATCAAACAAAAAATGAAACACAAAACAGGTAAAAAAGAATATCCGCTATGACTTTACCACTTTCATGAACAATCGCTTGCCTAAAACGACAAACTTGATTCTATCCCACAAAGACATATGCTCACAAACCCACAACTTGTCACTTAAATCACTAATCTTGTCAAAAAAATCATTGCGCTCATTGGTCAAAGCACAAATCTCACTGTCTTTCGCCAACAAGTCTTCGTTCTTTTTCTTGATGTTGTCTTGTAAATTGGAAATCGTTTTAGTCAATTCATCGTTGCGAACCTTGAAACGTGTCAACTCACCATCCAAAGTCTCAACCAAAGCACTGTTAGCACGATTGTCCGCCTGAACTTTCTTGAAATCTTGCTTGCACTTGGACAATTCCTTGCGCAAAGACTTGGTTTCAACAACAGACGTGCTTAAAGAATCAGACAAACGCTCGTTTTCAGCCAAAGCACTTTCTAAAGCATCGTTTGAACGAACTAAAGCATCCTCCAACTCAGCAATGCGGCTTTCTAATGCAACGTCAGCAACCTTCTTGGACTTTGACGTGGACTTGCGCTTGGAAACAACTTGAGTGTCAATGCACTCCTCTCCACCAACAACACTCGTTGTGGATGTCGTGACATCAGTATCCACATCTACAACAACCGAATCTTTCTTTTCTACCTTCTTTGACATAACCTATAAATTTTTTTTATCAATAGTAACTAAAAATCACTTTCGTTGTAATTGTCTAAATCAGGAATACCAACATCCGAAGAATTAGATAAACCATCTTTTACACGCTTAATCTCAGCCTTAGCACCAGACTTCGGATAAGATGCCATGTTCAACGTCTGACCAAGAACAGTGTAACCAGCAACACTTTCACCATGTTCAACCGAATAAGGCAATACCTCACCCTTCACCTGAACCAACATACCATTGCCAAAATGCTCACTGACATAACGCTTGAAATATGACTTGAATACACATACCCAAGACAAAAACTTTCCGTCTATGTAAACACCATCACTACTGCGCTTGTAACCGTTCTTGTATTCATCAACGAAAACAAGACAACTGTCTTGCAAATACTTTACATTGCGAATGAAACCTAATATCTGTATGTCAGCCATATATCAAAACTTGATTTTTGACGCAAAATTAATACCATATTTGCAATATACCAAATTTGAATTACGAATTTTCTAAATTTAACACCTTTTTACCATATCACAAACGATTTTTTTGACTTTAAACGAAATTACAACCATACATACAACCATAAAATTCGATTTAAGGGGTCTAGCGTGCGTTCTAAGCGCATCTAATACCAAAAATGAACAACTATACCACCTTGAAAATTTGATGCCCTTAAATCGCCTTAAAATCGTTTTTCCCCTTTTTGAAATTTTTTTCTGAAAATAAGATTGTTTGTACCACATCATATCCCCTACGCTCCCCTCCCTCCCCTCCTTTTTGGTCTCGCTCCCTTATGAGGGGAGGTGAGAACCGAGGTTGAAGCGTGCAGAATAACTATCAGCAAAGGGCTGAGCGTTGTTTCTTTTTTTATTGTCCGATTACAAAAGTAACAAGGCACGCTAGGGGCACGCTAGGGGAACGTCTAGGGGCACATCTAGGGGCACGCTAGG